TCAGCAGACAAGAGTAGAGATCCAGCATCTTTATTCCAGCTATTAGCTAGTTTCACGAATGATGGTACTCCTCTAGAAGCATTACTCGGCAGCAAGGTGGAGTGGGGAGTAACTGTACTGACAGCAGGTATGCTCGCCAATGAGAACCTAGCAGCCAGCATGACACCGGAGGAAATGGTGGATGGTGCTATTAATTATTACAACCTAGTTCAGGAAAGACTAGCTTACTACAGATCTAATCAAGTTCATTCTCTGGAAAAAATGATGGACAAATAGTTTATGAGTGGCGACTTCAACATAGAAGACGAACCTATTCTCTTTTACTCTGAAGAGATGACAGCTACAAAGCTAATTGCTTTGAAACACAGAGGTATCAAACTTCATTTATATAGTCGAATAATCAATAAATTAGAGGAGTGTAAAAAATCATAGAAGTAAAATAGAGAGATTGGAAGTGATATTCGTAAGAGATGAGTCAAACAAAAGCCCAACTGATTAGTGATTTAGTCCAGGCATTAAACTTTACAGGTACAGCCACTGCTCCAGCTAATGGTTTATTTCTCTCTGAAGCAAACAAGTTGGCGTTTGCTACAGCCAGTACGGAAAGATTAAAGTTAGCTGGAACAGAAGTTGTAGTTAATGAAACAGGAGCAAATACAGATTTTCGTGTAGAGGGTGATACTAATATAAATTTATTATTCTGTGATGCTGGTAATGATCGGGTTGGTATTGGTATAAATAATCCAGCAACAGCTCTTTCAGTTGGTGGTGTTATAAAATCCAATGTCGATGCTAATGATGGTACTTCCACAGCTATAAGAACAGAAAATGGAGGTACTGGTACAACTATTGCTTCTTATGGTTTTGCGTCTGGTAACTCACAAAAAGCAAGTATAAGAGCACATGTTTTAGGTAATGGAGCAATGATGTTCCATAATAATAACGACACTGAAAAGATGCGTATAGATGCGTCTGGAAACGTAGGTATAGGTACATCAAGTCCTGATGCCAAATTAAAAATAAATGGATCTAGTGCCTATACAGTAGCAAATTCAGGGCAATCAGTAGAAGGACTTGATATTCAGGCGACAGCCGGTGGTAGTGGTAATTTTGGAGGGGCTATTTCATTAGGTGCATCTGGGAGTGGACGTTCAGCCATAGCTGCACTTCAAGATGGTGCTGATTCTGATAGAACTGGCTTAGTTTTTATAACACACGATTCTAATACTGCTGCTGATAATTCAGAAGAAAAGATGCGTATAGATTCGTCTGGAAACGTAGGTATAGGTACAACAAGTCCAAGTCAATTACTGCATTTAAAAAAGACAGGTTCTAATGCTTTACTTTTCGTAGAAAGAGATAGTGGAGCATTAGCTTTTTTAGAAGCTCAAGCTTCCAAAGTTACATTAGGATCATCAAATAATCATCCAGTCCATATTGTTCAAAACTCAGGTGATGCTTTGATGATTGATTCATCAAAAAGGGTGCTTTTAGCAACTACTAGTGCTAGTGGAGCAGATTCAACTGCTGATGATTTGGTTATAGGAAATACAGCACAGGGTAATAATGGAATGACCATTGTTACTGCTGCAACTAATACTGGTGCTTTTTTCTTTGCAGATCAAGATGGCACAGTTCGTGGTGGGGTAAGGTATCAGCATGGAAATGATCGAGCGCAATTCTATGCTGGTGGAAACGTTGTTTTAAATTTACAAAATAAAGGGGTTGGTATAAATGAAACCTCTGTTGCTGCAGATGCTTTGACAATAAGAGGAGGAGACACAGACGATACCCCTAGTTTAATTCTTAAAAGAGCTACAGATGGTACTCAAAGTTCGGGTGAGATTATCGGAAAACTACAGTTTACAACTAATGAAAATAATGTAGATAGTGGAAATTATCAACCAAGAGTAGAAATTCAAGGTGAGATAACTGATAATGTTGGTGGTGCTGCTATGGTTCTTTATACGGCTGCTGGAAGCGCAACCTCACCATCAGAACGTATGCGTATTACTTCGGGTGGGAACGTACTTATAGGAACTACGTCAAGTGAAGATACTACAGGAAACTCAGGACCAAAACTTTTGCATACTGGTGATTTACAAATAGACGGAGATCAGAAATCTATAGTATTTAGATCAACAAACTCTACCGCTCAAAAGCAAAGTGGTATTCAATGGTGGAATGAAAACGGTGCTGGTGTTCAATGTGCCATCTTTGGTATTCGTGAAGCAGTTACTCAAGCACCAACAACTTTAGCTTTTTACACAAGTAATAACGTAGATACAGGTTCTAATAGTGGTCAGGGTAATATTGCAAATCAAATGGTTATAAACTCGGAGGGTGAAGTTAGAATACAGCATGAAGGAAGTTCTGATGCTGTAGTAAGTTCTGACGAGGTTCATGGTATTGGTAATAGCTCTTTAAATACTGTTACAACTAACCTTGCTCGACTTGTTATACAAGAAAGACAGAGTAACTGGATTTCTTTTAAGATTGGTAGTGGCACACATTATGGTACTATTGCTCTTGTAAATGGAAATGTTAGTTATGGTGGACAAAGTTCAGATTATCGTATTAAGGAAAATGTTGTTAATGTATCAAATGGAATTACTTTACTAAAACAGTTACGACCTGTTAATTTTAATTACACATCAGATAGTGGTTTTGCAGCAGAAGAACAAGCAAAAGTTCGTATTGGATTTATTGCTCACGAATTTGCAGAAATATGTCCTACTGGTGTTATAGGTGAAAAAGATGGTATGGACATTTGGGGTGATTGCACTAATAGCGAAGGTAAAGTAACACAAAACCACGTTCCAGAAAGTAAGAAAAAAGATGGTGAGACTTGGACGGAAAAATCTAGAAAACCAAAGTATCAACAAATTGATTTTTCTAAAGCAGTACCTGTTCTCACTGCTGCATTACAAGAAGCTGTAGCTAAAATAGAAACATTAGAAGCTGAAGTTGCAGCATTAAAAGCTGCTTAGTACTATTAAATAAAGTACTAAAAGAATGCTAAGTTACTTTATTTCAAGACCATCCGTATATACTCTCCCAGGAACATGGGAGAAACAGCCATTGATTGGTCATGGTAACTATTCAGGTTTACCACCACAAGGACAGTTAGTCGCTATTATATTGATACTATTATTTTTTATTACTGGTTACGGAGTCTATATGGCTTTCGGTCCACCAAATAAAAACTTAACTGATCCATGGGATGAACATGACGACTAAGGTTTTGAAATTTATTGTGGTGCTATCGAGCATGGTATCTATACTAGAATTATTATCCGTAAACAAATGAGACTTAAAAACACCAAAGACGAAAAAACTTCTTACCAACGAGATTCAAATGGAAGATTAATTCTTTTTCTCGACGAATGTAATAAGATTAGAGATGAATTAATTGAGCAAGATAAAAGAGCTGCCTTCATGGGGCATTTGTATCGTGTTTTCGGACGAAATAATCCCGATCATCCCAAACATGGATTTTATACAGGTTTATGGGAAGAGTTCTGCCTAAAAGAAGCTGGTTACATAGTTCGTGAACAGTTTTTCGATAGGCTAGAAGCAGTTAGACTATATGAAGAGGAACAAGAAAAAAAGAACTCTAATGTTTACACCAGCTCCCATCCAGAATCAGACTCCAACGCCGTTGCCACAGGAGAATCAGCAACAGCCTGAAGCGAAAAAACAACCTGCTA